ATTTTACAATGTTGATTGTAGCATGGACAGCGTGGGATTATATCTATCACAATGATGTACCGGATAATGATTGGTTGATATTTTTAGCAACATTGGCGGGAGTAGATATGATTCAAGCAGCAGTTAAAACCGCTGCTAATACAAGAGTACGATCACAAGAAGTAGCAGCAAATAAAGAAACTGCGGTGAAAACATTAGAATTAGAACACAAAAAACTTTCTGTAAACAGCAATGGACAAGTTGTTGCAGAATCAACTACTGATGAAGAAACAGAGAAAGAAAAAGGTTAAATTATGTATATAAAGGTTAACGGAGATTCTAAAGAAGATTTGTTACGTGCGTTACGTGAGTTCAGTAAGCGGGTAAAGAAATCGGAAATCATGACGGAACTTCGCAATAGACAATATTATTTGAAACCGTCCCAAGAAAAAATTCGCAAACGGCAGGAGTCAATTCGTCGGAAACGGCGGGATGAACGAAGGCAAGAACGATTTGATAAACGAAATTCGTAAAAAATACCGTTTTTTCGAAATTTAATACTATATATTATTGAAATGCACCTTTGCAGTTATAAGGTGACTGAGTATTATTACTTAACTAGTTAAAAGCTCATTTAATAGCTTTTTGATAGGAGTATGGATTATGGCAGAATTTACCAATAAACTCGTAAAGGAAGCTATCGCGGATGCTGAAGCAGTTCGTGAATCTGCAATTGCGAATGCAAAGCTGGCTTTAGAGGAAACCTTTACTCCCGCAATTAAGCAATTAATTGCTAAGAGATTAAAGGACGAAGCAACCGCTGATGAAAAGCTAGAACGGGAAATGCAACGCGCCATTGCAAGCAATGGTAATGCATTGGCTGGACAAGACCCCAATTCATTTGCAGCAGCACCCGGTCAGCAACAGGATGAGCTTGATACGTCAGCTATTGGAACGGGCGTTAACAAGGAACCCGACGAATTTACTACGAGCGGTATCGGTGATAGTGCACCAAGTAACATTGGACAGGAATTCACTGGTAGCGATCTAGAAAAAGAAGGTCCGGGACCACAGAAGTTAGAAGCAGTTCCACCTTCCAACGATGATCTAGCCGCAGGTGCTGGATTGGATGGTTTGGAAGATATGGGTGACGAAGAAGGTGAAGAGGGTGATGAAGATTATGACGAATTTGATCTTGATCTTGAATCCATCATCAAAGAATTAGAAGCTGATATTGAAGCTCTTAAGAATGCACAGGCTGAAAAGAGCGGCGGATCAGAAGAAGAGGAAGAGGAAGAGGAAGAAGGAGAGGAAGATCTTAAGAAAGCCGCTCCCGCTCCCCCGTTCGGTGTTGAAAAGGAAGAAACTGTAGTTGAGAGTGTTCCTAACACGACATCCGGCCTCGGCTCTGGTGGTGATAACAAGCAACCAGAAGGTTTTACCTCTAGTGGTATTGGTTCCTCCACCCCCGATAACGTGGGTAAGGAATTCAAGGGCAGTGATCTTGAAAAGAAGGGATCTGCTGAAACAAAATACGAAGGTGAAGAAAATGCAGCACCTGCACCTGACTATAAGAAGGCAAGTTCGGCTGATACGGAAACAACGCATTCTGGCCAGAACTTTGTAAAAGAAGGTTCCGAAGAAGACCTTGACCTACACGAAATACTTGATGAGCTTGAAGTCTCCAATTACGAACAAATGGCTTCAGAAATTGCAAGTTTACAAACTGAGAATACTGAACTACGTAAGGCAGTTAAATTCATACGCGGTAAGCTCAATGAGGTCAATCTTCTCAACGCAAAACTTTTGTTCACCAATAAGTTATTCCGTATTTCTGGATTAACGAATGAACAGAAGGTTCGTATTGTTGAAAACATTGATCGCACGACCACGGTACGGGAAGTGAAGTTGGTATACACAGCACTTGCTGAAAATATCTCCGGCACCCCTCGTAAAGTCCCGTCGCGCAAAAAGGTAACTGTAATGGAGGGGACGGCTAGTAAGGCAACCGCTTCGTCTACAGCACCTAAGCAAGAAATAATTACTGAAGCAAGTACATCTGCTAAGAGACTACAAGTTCTAGCAGGTATACTCAAAGATGAAAACTAACCTCTAAGGAGATAATTGAATTATGGAACGTGTAGATGTTTCCCAGTATATCAATGAAGCTGCTTCCGCTCACAAGCGGTTGACCGAGGAAACTCGTAAGCTATCTGATAAATGGTCTACTTCAGGACTTCTCGAAGGGTTGAAGGGCAATGATAAGCAAGGAATGGCAGTTCTTCTTGAAAATCAGGCCAACCAACTTCTTACCGAAAACTCCTATACTAACTCTTACGGCGCCACAGGCGAAAACTGGGCAGGTGTAGCACTACCGCTCGTCCGTAAGGTCTTCGGACAAATCGCAAGTAAGAACTTCGTTTCTGTCCAACCCATGAACCTACCAGCAGGTTTGGTATTCTACATGGACTTCAAGTATAACAATACTTTGAACAACCAAACCGCAGGCGGATCGGTCTACGGTGTTACCAGCGGTTCGGGCACCATTCCGACCGGTGGTTTCTATGGCGCTGGCCGTTTCGGCTACACCATTAACGATCAAAACAAGACCGGTTTGAGCATTACTCCGTCCGGTTCGGCAAGTGCAGCTGACGTTGATTTCACTGGTATTGCAACGGCATCGTTGGGTATCTATGAAGTTACCGTTGCCGCAATGGGTACCTCCCCTGCACCAGACGTAAGTGCAATTCGGGTATTCCTCCCAAGTGGTTCTGGCGTCAATTTCGGAACTGGAACTCTCCAAGTTCACACCAAGTTGTCAGCAGACGGTTCTACGATCCGTTTCGTTGCTCCGCTCGGTGGTACACTACAATCCGTAGCATACGTTGGTCAACCAACGGATTCTACCCGTGGTGACTACGAAGATACGACAGGTGCAAACCTCAATATCCCAGAATTGAACCTAGAACTCCGTTCTGAACCAATCGTTGCAAAGACCCGTAAATTGAAGGCCGTTTGGTCACCGGAACTCGCTCAAGACTTGAACGCATACCACAGCGTTGATGCAGAAGCAGAATTGACTGCAATGTTGAGTGATTACATCTCTGTGGAAATCGATCTTGAAATCCTTGATATGTTGAATATCAATGCACAAACAGTCGATTACTGGTCAACAAAGATTGGTGATGAATATAACCCATCAACGGGTGCATTCGCAGCCAATTCGTTCGTTGGTACTGCATGGACGAACATGACTTGGTATCAAACACTAGGTCAGAAGATGCAGAAGGTTTCAAACAAGATCCATCAGCTAACGATGCGTGGTGGTGCAAACTTCGCAGTATTGTCACCAACTCTTGCAACCGTTGTTGAAACCATCCCCGGCTTCACCGCCAATACCGATGGTGACAAGATGGAATTCTCGGCAGGTATTACCAAGATCGGTTCATATCAGTCTCGTTGGACGATCTACAAGAACCCATACATGACCGAAAACGTTATCGTCATGGGCTTCCGTGGTAACAACTTCCTAGAAACCGGCGCAGTCTATGCACCGTACATTCCATTGATCATGACTCCGCTAGTCTATGATCCAAATAACTTCACGCCACGGCGTGGTGTTATGACTCGTTACGCGAAGAAAGTGGTCAGGCCAGAATTTTTTGGCAAGATTATTGTTGAAGGTGTTTCGCGCATCTAAACAATTCTTTGTTGGATGAGTAATGGAAATGAAGGGGAGAGATGAAAGTCTCTCCCTTTTCATTGCTCGTTTCACCATAGAACTCACTATGTATATAAAAGGAGAATTCTATGGAACACTTACTTTATAAGTTAACGGCACCCAATGGGAAGGTTTATATTGGTAGGACGAAAGAGTGGAAAAATAGGTTAAAAGATCATAAACACTGTGCATATACTAAAAAATTACAACAACATTTGTACAAATCTATCAGAAAGTATGGATGGGAGAATTTTACTAAAGAAATACTCTGTACTGCACCCACCGAAGAAGCAGCTATCATATTAGAAGAATCTCTTATACTTAAATTTGATTCTGTGGAAAACGGATTGAATGAATCCTACAGTGGAGCAGGTGGTGGTGGAGTTTTTGAAAATCCAAAAGTAAAGGAACGGCATCGGACAACTCTCAGTAAGATGTTTTCCGGCAAAAACAATCCCATGTACGGTCGTAATCAAAGTGAAGAGGCAAAAGCAAAGCAGCGAGAGATGGCAAAAGGCCGATTCAGCCTACAATGGTTCATTGATCGTCACGGTGAAGTCGAGGGAACTAGATTATACAACGAACGAAGCAGTAAGCTGAGTAGTAGAAAACTTTCCCGAGATTCGTTTGGTAGATATACTAAATAATGATTCCTTATGAAGTTAATGTCTATTTATAGAATGAGCGTGTAACGTATTATCGGGGAATAATAAGCATATGCCAGTAACTACCGAACCGACTGTATATGATGGAGATGCAGGCAGTCCACAAGGCCTAACTCCGTTTGGTATCTTTGATTTAGAAGCCGATTTCGTAGCCGAAGCTCCTAAAGTTGCAACCTTTGTCACACATCGGTTGGGATATCCAGTTTTAGATGTTGAATTAACGGAAAAAAACATTTATACTTGCTTTGAAGAAGCAACATTGGCCTACGCTGGGCAGGTGAATCAATTTTTAGCGCGAGAATACATGTTATCCGCACAGGGTATGCCAACGGGTTCCTCCTTGACCGGCCAAAACGTTGTTAAAACGGCTCTACCCCAAATAGTCCGCCTGTCTTCGGTATATGGTGTAGAAGCGCAAACTGGTGGTGATGTGGAAGTCAAGCGAGGGTGGATTTCGGCGTCCGCACATGTCCAAAAATATGATTTAAAAACATTGTGGGCAGATGTCAGTGAAAGTAGTCGTGCTATTGAAATTCGACGCATTTATCACTTCATGAAACCCGCCATCGCTCGGTATTATGATCCCTTCGCTACAACAGGGCTTGGATTAACCAATTTAATGTCCGAATTCGGGTTTGATGGATATTCACCCGCTGTTACTTTCGTCATGATGCCAGCATATGAAGATTTACTCCGTTTACAAGCTATTGAATTAAATGACATGATTCGTAAGTCAGCATATTCATTTACGTTGTCCAATAACATCGTTGAATTCACACCACAGATGAATGAAGACTGGGCAGGTCGGCCTATTTTCTTTGATTACATGGTAGTAGACGATAAACAATCCGGTATGTTTACTTCAGGAAGTGGTAGCAGAGTATCCGATTATTCCAACATACCCTACCAGCACATTCCCTATAACAATATCAATTCCATTGGTCGTCAGTGGATTTACAAATATACATTGGCACTGGCAAAAGAGTTGTTGGGTATCATTCGTTCCAAATATCAGCGTATTCCTATCCCCCAAGCGGAAATTTTATTGGATGGAGAAATTCTTCGTCGGGAAGCTACTGCAGAGAAGGAAGGATTGATCAAAGAATTGCGAGAAACGTTGGAACAAACAGGATTGAAACAGCAAATGCTTCGTCAGGCTGAGATAGCGAAGGCAACACAAGAAATATTTGAAAAGGTGCCACTCCTATTTTATATAGGTTAATATAATATGCCTAAATTTGTAAGTCGGCGTGACTTTGATTTTATTAATCGAATCAATAAAGAACTTATTCAAGATGTTATCGATGTAACGGTAACATTATACAAGATTTTGGTAGAACAAACTCAAGTGAATCTATATGGGGAAGCTACGGATAAAGTTCGATATAACGGAGTGCAAATTCATGCACTTATTTCATATGGTGAAATAACGACTACTACAGAAAGTGGCGCCGGCCCCGATGTTAAGCAAGAAGTGGAATTTAGATTCATTCGTCGGGTATTAGAAGATCAGGGTGTATATCCAGAAACCGGAGATATCATTCATTACAACGGAAACTATTATGAAATCTTCAATGTGAATGAACAACAACTCATTGCAAGCCGTGAAGATTACAATATGTCGGTTGTGTGTAAGACATACATCACTCGTCGCAGTGGTCTAGATATAGAGGATCGTCAAGTATGACTATAGACGGGAAGCAAGTTGTCATCTCTCAAGTTGACACAAAAGCAGCAGCAAATAGAGCAGATGAAACGCGAATTGAAGATACCAATTTTGTTAATATCGGTATTGGATTATATGATGTTGACGAAACGCTGGTAGATTACATTAATCAACGTATTCAACCCAAAGTAACACAAGGTGGAACACAAGTAGTTGTACCCGTGCTATATGCTAATGCTGAACGGTGGAAATCGGTACAAAAAGACGGTGTGCTTAGAGACAAGCAAGGTAAATTACAACTTCCTGTTATTTTGCTCCGCCGTGCAACAATTTCTCGTAATAAAATGAACAATCCCATTAACCGATACCACCATCAGGTATTAACATCCCGATGGAATCGCAGAAACGGATATGATCGGTTTACTGTTTTAAATCATGTCAATCCTTCTCAAGAATTGATCACAGTAGTCATTCCCGACTATTATAATATAGTTTATGAAGTGACGGTGTGGACAGAATTCTTGACACAGCTTAATGAGTTGGTAGAACAGATTTCGTTTGAAACCGAAGATTATTGGGGAGAACGAAACAAGTATAAATTTTTGGTAAATGTCAATGAATACAAAATTGACAACACCATATCCAATAATGCCGACCGTTTAGTAAAATGTACGTTTAACATGACCGTCAACGCGTATTTACTTCCTGAACGAACACTGGATACCCAGCGTCATCCTACGGCGACCACCAAAATTGGGTTTACACGTAAAAAAGTTGTTATTGAAGAGAAAATAGTGTCGAAATTATGATGTTTGTAAAAATAACTGTATATTTATGGTACGAGTACAATTGCAAGTCACAAGTGGGGTTATATGGCGGACAAAATCAAATTCACTGACGAGGAATTGACTGAAACCAGCACTCTACGAGATAAGATGGCAGAAATATTTGGAGAGTTGGGGCAGTTAACAATTTCACGGCATTTGTTAAACGAGCAATTAGCAGTTGTAATACAGAAAGAAGAAGAAGCATTAAAAACATATAAGGATCTAGCCAAACAGGAAGAGGATCTGGTTACAAAGTTAACTAATAAGTACGGTGTTGGGTCACTTGACTTGAACACCGGTGAATTTACACCAGAAAAGTAATTTAGTGGAGAGATTCTATGGCAGAACGTCTTGTAAGCCCGGGCGTATTTACTCGCGAACGTGATTTATCGTTCCTTACTCAAGGCATATCAGAAATTGGTGGAGCGTTTATCGGCGCAACAGGCAAGGGACCAGCATTTATCCCGACTATTGTTCGTTCTCAGAACGAATTCCAGAACCGTTTCGGTGTACCCAATGAGGATTCCTATTTAGGATATACCGTCATGAACTATTTGCAAGAATCCGGGGTTGCAACGATAGTTCGTGTGTTAGGATTGGACGGATATTCAGGGTCAGCAACAGTATCAGCATTATTGTATATAACGGGATCTGGTGGTAAGCATCTTCTTGGTGCATTCCATCCGAACATTTCGGGTAGTTCGTTAACTAACGTAGCGGTCGCCGGAACTTCGGCTAGCTTCTCGTTGGTATTGTCAGCGTCCGGTGCATCTCCGGTATCTGCATCATCGTTGTCGGCAGATTCGGGCAGCACAAACTTCTTCCACAATGCCTTCGGTACTGATCCGAAGAACAAGAAGAATGCATACATGTATGCAACGTTCCCAGATGCATATACGAGTGCAAGTGCAAGTTCAACGTTAATTTTCACCACTTCCTCGGTCGCATTGGATTTCGCTGGAGTAGAATATTCCAACGCAAGCACACCGTGGATTATGTCTCAAACCGTTGGTGGTACTCGTCAAGACTTGTTCAAGATTCATACCTTGTCTGACGGCGTAGCTTCGAATAAGGACGTAAAAGTTAGTATCGTTGCGGTTAAACCATCTACCGTTGTTGGTGAATATGGTACATTTGGTTTGTTAATTCGTGAAGCAACGGATACCGATTCCAAGCCTATTATTTTGGAACAATGGGATAACCTAGACATCAATCCAGATAGTGCAAATTACATCGCGCGTCGTATCGGTGACAGTGCACCATATACCGATTCGGAAACCGGTGAAATTTACTATCAGGGTGATTTCAAGAACAACAGTCAGTACATTCGTATTGAAATGGTTGATGGTATTCTCGGTATTCCAGCAGAAGCACTTCCATATGGATACCGGGCAATCTATTCTCCGGTTATCGCACAGGTAGGAACAATTCCAGAACCACGAAATATTACCACTCGTTGGCGTTCGGGATCGTTTGAAGGCTACACTGCGGGTGCAGTACCAGATGTGAAGAAGTATTATGGATTTGATTACACTGAAACTAACTTGAAGAATCAGAGCTTCCTCGCTCCGCTTCCAAACAATGCATTTACGGTTGGTTCGGACTTCTCAATGGAAAATCTACCTGCAAATGAATATGATGGTACTGATCCAATTTCCATCACTGACACGGCACATTTGAACCTTCGTAAGTTCACCGTTCCTTTCCAAGGCGGCTTCGATGGATTCGCACCAAATATCGCACGTGCAACTGGCGGAGCAATTACAACTACCAATACACAAGGATTTAACTGTTCAACGTCAACATCCTCTGGTACCGTAGCATACGCGAAGGCAATTAATTCGTTGAGTAACGGTGACGATTGGGATTTCAACCTCCTAGTTCTACCGGGTATTATTTATTCCCTTCACGGATATGTTGCACAGTTGGCAATTGATTTGTGTGAAACCCGTGGTGATGCATTCTGTATCATTGATCTTGAACAATTGACGGCAACCGTTAATTCCGTGGTCAATACTGCAACGTTGGTTGATACCAACTACGCAGCAGCATACTATCCGTGGGTACGTATTTTGGATACCAACACCAATAAGATCGTCTGGGCTCCGCCATCAGTCGTAATGCCTGAAGTTTATGCATACAATGACAACGTGGCTGAAGTATGGTTCGCACCAGCAGGTCTAAACCGTGGTGGTGTTCCGGGTGCAATTGGCGTCAAGAGTAAGTTGACGCAGGCTTCCCGTGATACCTTGTATGAAGGTAAGGTCAATCCGATCGCATCCTTCAACAAGCAAGGTATTGCAGTGTGGGGTCAGAAGACGTTACAGCGTGTACCATCGGCTCTTGATCGTATTAACGTTCGTCGTTTGATCATTGAAGTCAAGAAGTATATCGCAAGCACCGCACGGTATTTGGTCTTCGAACAAAATGTTGAAGCAACTCGTAATCGTTTCTTGAACATCGTCAATCCGTACTTGGCATCCGTACAGGAACGCTATGGATTGTACGCATTCAAGGTCATTATGGATGAAACGAACAACACTCCTGATATCATTGATCGCAACATTCTCTATGGTCAGTTGTATCTACAACCAACGAAGACGGCTGAATTCATTCTACTCGACTTCAACGTTCTTCCAACAGGAGCTGTGTTCCCAACAGCATAACGTGAAATGTCTCGGCGCTCTCACAGTGAGGGCGCCGAAATTTCCACTATCCGATACTTATAGAAAAGTACTTGGAGTTTTACTATGGCAAATTTGATTCAAGAACAAGAGCTATTTTTCAACGCGTTTGAACCCAAAGTAGGGAATCGGTTCATGATGTTCATGGACGGGGTTCCTTCGTATATAGTTCGTGCTTCTGCTCGTCCTACCTTAACTCAACCTGCAATTCAAGTTCCACATATCAACCTCGTTCGTTTCGTCAAGGGTCGTTCGGTATGGGGTACCATGCAATTGCAATTCTATGATCCCATCGTTCCATCCGGCGCACAAGCTGTCATGGAATGGATTCGTTTACATCATGAGTCCGTTACGGGCCGTGATGGTTATTTGGAATTCTATAAGAAAGATTTGACCTTGAATCTTCTTGGCCCCGTTGGTGACAAAGTTGAAGAATGGATCATCAAGGGTGCACAAATTACTGAAGCTAACTTCGGTGAATTGACTTGGGAAAATGGTGAAAATCTTGCAAATATTACCATTACGATTCAACCTGATTACTGTATCCTCAATTACTAAGACAAGACGCATTCCACTCAAAATCCCCCTTTATTGGGGGATTTTTTGTGCTGAGTAAATCGACTAACCAATTAAAACGTTTATACTTATATAAGAGTATATTGCTCAATTTCGGGGTATAATATGGCAGACTATACAGAATTTTCCATTGGACAAGGTGAGACATTCAAATTACTCACACAGATTCGGGATGGTACGAACACTCCTCTAGACATTACCAGTTGCTCCTTTAGCGGTCAGATACGAGAAACATACGACAGTGAAGATATTGCTGCATCATTTGATTTTGACAAAATATCACCATATCAATCTGGATCACTATATGTGTATCTTTCTTCGTCAGTTACATTGACATTAGGAGATCGTTCCTATGTCTATGACGTATATTACACAACTGGTTCATACACACGACGAATTTTGGAGGGGAAATTTATCGTTCGTCCAGCGGTGACTAAATAATGTCCGATGATATCAATTTGGATGTGCCAGATCTTAAAGTAATTGTAGATAAACCAGATCATTACCATATTTTACTACAAAATACTGTTTACAATGCTCTTTTTCAAGATCAGGAGGCATATTTTGTTCACTTATCCCAATCAAGTGCTGCAAATGTCATCGTAAACACGCCAGATCATTATCATGTTACCGTACAAAGTAGTGATAACAAAGTTTTTCTTGAAAATCCAGAACAATACTTAGTTCAACTATCCCAACCAAATACCAGCGTCATTGGATTACCACTTTCCGCCGTATTTGCTATTTCATCCAGTTATGCCCTAACAGGTTCCTATGCAATAACTTCATCATATAGTGTCACCTCGTCCTACGCAGAAAATGCTGGTGCTTCGTTCCCCTACACCGGATCGGCACAAATTACCGGATCGGTTGGAATTACAGGTAGTCTTACTGTTAAATCTGGTTCTAATTGTATTTTACATGTTGATCCATCCGGGATGGTTGGTGTTAATCTGTGCAATCCACAGTATGCACTACATGTATCTGGTGCTATTTTTGCTACAGATGATGTGACAGCATTTTCTGATCGCAGAGTAAAGACTGATATCGTTCCGATTTATTTTGCGCTGAGCAAGGTGCAACAAATGCAGGGAGTGACATTTAAACGAATCAATGATCCCACCAACCGTATTCATATGGGCTTTATTGCTCAAGATGTACAAGAAATACTTCCCGAAGTGGTCGTTGGTAGTGATTTGACAGGTTACGGTGTCAGTTATGGCAATATAACTGCTGTCTTGGTGGAAGCAATAAAAGAACTCAAGAAAGAAATAGATGAATTAAGATACGGTTTGGAGTAACGGTTCAGTTTCCGGGATAATATATGCCATCAGCAACACCAACAAGAACACCCTCTAGAACACCTTCAATAACACCTACAAGAACACCAACAATCAGTGTTACACCAACGATCAGTGTTACACCAACTATCACACCATCTATCACTCCAACGATTAGTGAAACACCTAGCGTAACACCAAGTATTACACCATCTATTACACCAACAATAACACCAACTATTAGTGAAACACCGAGTGTTACACCATCTATAACGCCAAGTATTACAGCAACCATCAGTGTTACCCCCAGTGTAACGCCAAGTATTACAGCAACCATCAGTGTTACCCCCAGTGTAACACCAAGTATTACACCATCTATAACGCCAAGTATTACAGCAACCATCAGTGTAACACCATCAGTTACACCTAGTGTAACACCATCGATTAGTATCACCCCATCCGTTACACCATCTATTACACCAAGTATTACTCCGACAATTAGCATAACACCTTCTATTACACCGTCAATTACGGTTTCGGTGACACCTTCTCCAAGTTTGATTAGTGGATTTGCATTAGCAAAAGTGTGGTTTTATTTAGACAATCCGCCAACGTGGGTAGACGAAACCGCAGACGCGGATAGTGGTGCTACGAATGATGTATTGGGACCATATTATGATGGGTAATTTATGAAGTATGAGTTGAAAGAATAACATATGGCAGCACCAACATATGTAGGCATAGGTACAACAGGTACCGTAGCAAGTGGTAACTTAACATTAAATTATCCTACAACTTCATCATTGCAAGTTGGGGATATTCTTGTTGCCTGTATTACTTATCGTTCCAATGTTACCTTTACTCCGCCTGCTGGATGGGCACTCATTCAGTCCAGTTCAACAGGTAATACTACTGCAACACTTGGTACTGCTTCTGCGGCGATGTTTTGGGATGCATATGATGGTACTGGACTTTCTGCCGCATTTACGAGAACTGGTGGTGATTTGGGTCATGGTGCTATCATTGCTATTCGTGGGTGTGATTCTAGTACTCCTGTAGATGCTTCGTCTTTAGTTCTTCGTACTGGTACTGGTGCCGGTGCGATGGCATTTTCCAACATTACCACTGCTGGTGATTATTTCCTTGTCTGGCAAATTTCATCGGGTGATAACTCTACAAATAGCGCTGAATCAACTACTACACCGAGTACTGCATGGCAAAATCCACTGGATGCCGGTACTAATACTGGTGCAGACGGTGGTATTTGTATTTTACTTAATTCTGGATCGGGAGCTATTACCACTGCGGGATCTGCTGCCACAGCGTCTGCGAACCAGACAGCAGTAGTTATTCTGGCGGCATTTAAACCACCGGCACCTTCACCAACGCCAACACCAAGTATTACGCCAAGTATTACTCCATCGATTAGTGTAACTCCGTCGATTACACCGTCAGTAACACCATCGATTACACCGTCAGTAACACCATCGATTACACCATCGATTACACCATCGATTACACCTAGTATCAGCGTCACACCTAGTGTTACACCGTCCATTACACCTAGTATTACACCGTCAATTACGCCATCTATCACACCAACTATTAGTGAAACACCCAGCGTAACAGCATCAATTACTCCAACAATTACACCAACCATAAGTGTAACTCCGAGTATTACCGCATCAATTACTCCAACAATTACACCAACCATAAGTGTAACTCCGAGTATTACACCATCGGTTACACCAACTACCACACCTACAATTAGCATCACACCTAGTGTAACGCCAACAATAACACCAACGATCAGTGTTACACCATCTGTAACTCCAAGTGTAACACCATCGATTACTCCAACGATTAGTATCACCCCAAGTGTTACTCCATCCACTACGCCAACAATCAGTGTCACTCCGAGTGTGACACCATCGATTACTCCAACGATTAGTATTACACCGTCAATTACACCAAGTATTACAGTATCAGTTACACCAACGACAAGTGTTACACCAACAATTACACCATCCATTACGCCAACGATCAGTATCACATCAACAATTACACCATCGATTACACCATCGATTACACCATCGATTACTCCAACGATTAGTGTGACACCTAGTGTTACATCGTCTATAACTCCATCTATAACGCCAACGATCAGTGTTACACCGAGTATATCACCGTCTATTACACCTAGTATCACTCCTTCTATTACGCTGTCAATCAGTGTTACACCGTCTATTACACCAAGTATCACGCCAAGTATTACTCCATCTATAACACCGAGTATTAGTGTCACACCTTCAGTAACACCTTCTATTACGCCATCAATAACACCTTCCATTAGTGTCACGCCGAGTATTACACCAAGTATTACTCCATCTATAACACCGAGTATTAGTGTAACACCAAGTATCACACCAAGCGTGACACCATCCATTAGTGTCACGCCATCTAGAACGCCTAGTATCACCCCGAGCGTCACGCCAAGTATTAGTGTAACACCTAGTATCACACCGAGTATTACACCAACGATTAGTGTAACACCATCTATTACATCAAGTATTACACCAAGCACAACACCATCAATAACACCGAGTATCAGTGTTACGCCATCCATAACGCCGAGTATTACTCCAAGTGTGACACCGAGTGTCACTACATCGGTTACGCCAACGATTAGTGTTACCGCGAGCATAACAGCATCAGTTACACCAACGATTAGTGTAACACCATCTATTACATCAAGTATTACTCCATCTATTACTCCAACAATTACACCAACGATTAGTGTAACACCATCTATTACTCCAACAGTTACACCAACTACCAGTGTTACACCGTCTATAACATCTAGTATTACGCCAAGTATAAGTGTGTCGGTATCATTTGGTTCTTCTCCATCTACTACACCAAGTATTACTTCGACAATTAGTTTAACACCTTCTATTACACCAAGTATTACAACTTCTATTACACCAAGTACCACACCTTCAATTACGCCAACGATTAGTATCACCCCAAGTGTAACACCAACGATCACACCAACGATTAGTGTGACACCATCCGTGACACCAAGTATCACGCCAACAATCACACCAACAATCAGTGTAACGCCATCTATTACACCAAGTGTTACTCCAACAATCACACCAACCACCAGTGTAACTCCAAGTATAACGCCAAGTATTACACCAACACGAAGTTCAACTATTAGTGTGACACCAAGTATTACATCAAGTATTACGGCATCTATTACACCAACCACCAGTATTACGTCGAGTGTTACACCTTCTATTACTGTATCTGTTAGTGTGTCACCGAGTATTACACCATCTGTAACACCAAGTATTAGTGTAACACCTTCAAAAACACCGAGTATTACTCCATCAATTAGTATATCATCGAGTACCACTCCTTCAAAAACTCCATCAATTATACCGTCGATTAGCATTACACCATCTATTACGCCAAGTATTAGTTCCTCCGAAATTATTGCTATCACGCCTAGTATTACACCAACAATAACACCAAGTATTAGTACAAGTGCAATAATATTAATTACACCAACTGTCACTCCTACAATGCCAGCGTGTCTTCCATTTGTTGGCCCATTAAGTTTGGAAATGATTGCAATACATAAGAGAGAATTTGTGCCGGGGACACCGATAAGTTTAACAACACTATCGACAACCAATATCAATCAAAATAGTTATTATCGTCCGGATGGAATAGCCCCACACAGTATTAGTGAATTTTTGGGATATTGTCATTATGCATCAGCTGTTCCAACAGTAACACCAACATATACTCCAAGTACGACACCAACTCAATTTCCATTTATTACACCGTCGATTACGCCAACTATTAGTGTAACACCATCGATTACGCCAACCATTATACCGACTATTAGTGTTTCACCATCTAACACACCAAGTACAACAGTTTCAATTAGTGTCACACCGAGTATTACATCATCTATCACACCAGCTATTAGTGTTACACCTTCAGTAACGCCAAGTATAACACCATCAATCACATCAAGTATTAGTATCACACCAAGTACTACACCTTCTATTACTTCAAGTATTAGTACTACACCTAGTATCACGCCATCTATTACTTCATCCGTTAGTGCAACCCCAAGTGTTACACCATCCATTACACCTACAAAAACACCAACCATTAGTATAACACCATCAATTACATCAAGTATTACACCTTCTATAACACCAACAATCAGTGTTACGCCTAGTGTAACTCCAACGCGAACACCAACGATTAGTATAACACCAAGTGTTACGCTAAGCGTGACACCATCAATTACATCAACGATTAGTGTAACACCGTCTATCACACCAAGTATTACAGCATCAGTTACACCATCAATTAGTATAACACCATCAATTACATCAAGTATTACACCTTCTATAACACCAACGATAAGTGTAACAACATCCATCACTCCAACTATTACACCGTCCATAACTTCATCTATTAGTGTATCACCATCTATAACACCGTCTGTTACTCCAACTATCACACCGTCTATCACACCATCTATTACTGGTACACCGGGTGCAAGTGTTACGGCAAGTATTACACCAAGTATTACACCAACACGAACTCCAACCATTAGTATAACACCAAGTATTACATCGACAATCACTCCAACAATTACACCAACGATTAGTGTAACACCATCTATTACGCCAAGTGTTACTTCGTCTATCACGCCAACCATTAGTATAACACCATCTATTACGCCAAGTATCACGCCAACACGAACACCGACAATTAGTATAACACCGTCTATTACACCAAGTATCACGCCAACACAAACACCAACCATTAGTGTAACACCGTCTGTCACACCGAGTATTACACCATCGATTAGCGTAACACCTAGCGTTACACCAAGTATTACACCAACACGAACTCCAACAATTAGTATTACACCGTCTATAACGGCAACAATTACTCCATCTATTAGTGTGACGCCGAGCATTACATCGTCTATCACACCAACCATTAGTATAACACCTAGTATTACTTCAAGTGTTACTCCAACAATTACATCAACTATTAGTATTACACCAAGTGTAACACCAACGCGAACCCCAACGATTAGTATTACACCAAGTGTTACACCGAGTATTACACCGTCTGTAACACCAAGTATTACGCCAACAATTAGTGTAACACCCAGTATTACACCATCTATAACTCCATCCGTAACACCGACAATCAGTGTCACTCCGAGTATTACACCATCCATTACTCCATCTATTACACCAACGATTAGTGTGACACCATCTGTAACACCGTCTGTAACACCAACCATTAGTATCACACCAACGATTACACCGTCTATTACGCCAAGTATTACTTCATCTATCACGCCAACTATTAGTATAACATCAAGCGTAACTCCATCCATTACCCCGAGTATTACAGCATCAGTTACACCAACGATTAGTACCACTCCAAGCGTGACACCTTCGGTTACGCCAACGATCAGTGTCACTCCAAGTATCACACCGTCTATAACAGCATCAATTACACCATCAATTAGTATAAGTCCATCATCTACTCCGAGCATTACACCAACGATCAGTATAACACCTAGTATTACCCCAAGCATTACAGCAAGTATTACACCATCTATTACATCAACGATCAGTATAACACCTAGTATTACTCCGAGCATTACAGCAAGTATCACACCAACACGAACTCCAACAATTAGTATCACTCCAAGTGTGACACCATCTATTACACCAACCATCAGTGTGACGCCAAGTGTTACACCGTCTGTAACGCCGACACAAACACCAACCATTAGTACCACCCCGTCTATTACACCAACGATTAGTGTAACACCTTCTATTACGCCAAGTATTACTTCATCTATCACGCCAACCATTAGTATTACGCCAAGTGTAACACCTTCAGTTACGCCAACTATAACACCAACGATTAGTATCACCCCAAGCGTAACACCAAGTATCACGCCAACAATCACACCAACGATCAGTATAACACCATCTATTACACCAAGTATTACTTCATCTATTACACCAACGATTAGTATCACCCCGAGTGTGACGCCAACAATCAGTGTCACTCCAAGTGTAACACCAACTATTACGCCAAGTATTACACCAACGATCACACCAACGATTAGTATAACACCGTCAATAACACCTAGCATAACGGCATCGATTACGCCAACGATTACGCCAACGATTAGTATCACCCCAAGTGTAACACCAACGATTAGTGTGACACCATCCGTGACACCAAGTATTACAGCATCAGTTACACCAACAATTAGCGTAACTCCATCGGTTACACCATCAATTACCCCATCCATTAGTGTAACGCCAAGTATAACTTCAAGTATAACACCTTCTATTACGCCAACCATTAGCGTAACACCGAGCATCACTCCAACAATTACACCAACGATTAGTACAACACCAAGTGTTACGCCAAGTGTTACTCCAACTATAACACCAACCATTAGCGTAACACCGAGCATCACTCCAACAATTACACCAACGATTAGTACAACACCAAGTGTTACGCCAAGTGTTACTCCAACTATAACACCAACAATTAGTGTAACCCCAAGTATTACTCCAACGAGAACACCAACTATTAGTATAACACCATCGGTTACACCATCTATTACGCCAACGATTACGCCAACGATTAGTGTCACCCCAAGTATTACTCCAACGGTCACACCAACGATCAGTATAACACCATCTATTACACCAAGTGTGACTCCAACCATTACCCCAACCATTAGTGTAACACCTTCAGTTACGCCAAGTGTTACGGCAACCATTAGTATAACACCTAGTATAACTCCAAGTATAACGGCATCTGTAACACCAACAATTAGTGTAACCCCAAGTATTACTCCAACGAGAACACCAACTATTAGTATAACACCATCGGTTACACCATCTATTACGCCAACTATAACACCAACAATTAGTATCACCCCAAGTGTAACACCAACGGTCACACCAACGATCAGTACAACACCAAGTATTACACCAAGTGTGACTCCAACCATTACCCCAACCATTAGTGTAACACCTTCAATCACCCCTAGTATCACAGCAACCATTAGTATAACACCTTCAGTTACACCAAGTGTAACGGCATCTGTAACACCAACAATTAGTGTAACACCATCAGTTACGCCTTCGGTAACACCAACGATCAGTATAACACCGAGTGTTACTCCGAGCATCACACCTACGATCACGCCAACTATTAGTATCACGCCAAGTGTGACTCCGTCAGTTACACCAACCATCAGTGTAACACCTAGTATAACTCCAAGTATTACTCCAACTAGAACGCCAACGATCAGTATAACACCTTCAATCACCCCTAGTATCACAGCAACCATTAGTATAACACCTTCAGTTACACCAAGTGTAACGGCATCTGTAACACCAACGATTAGTACAACACCAAGTGTTACTCCAACGAGAACCCCAACGATTAGTATAACACCAAGTGTTACACCAAGTGTGACGCCAACTATAACACCAACGATCAGTACAACACCAAGTGTTACACCAAGTGTGACGCCAACTATAACACCAACGATCAGTACAACACCAAGTGTTACACCAAGTGTGACGCCAACTATAACACCAACGATCAGTACAACACCAAGTATTACACCAAGTGTGACGCCAACTATAACACCAACGATCAGTACAACACCAAGTATTACACCAAGTGTGACGCCAACAATTACCCCAACCATTAGTATAACACCTTCAGTTACACCAAGTGTAACTCCTTCAATTACTTCAAGTATTACACCAACAATTAGTGTAACACCATCAGTTACACCTTCGGTAACACCAACGATTACACCAACAATTAGTGTAACACCATCAGTTACGCCTTCGGTAACACCAACGATTACACCCACGATTAGTATAACACCGTCCATAACACCTAGCATAACGGTATCAGTTACGCCAACGATTACACCGACACCAAGTATACAATCGATTCGAGGAACACTTTATTTGGGTGATACCAATCCATTTTATGCAGTTCTTATTAAGGTTGGTACTGTAGGAGTACTAACTTCAGGAACTACATGGAGTTATTGGGATTCTGGATTAAGTAACTGGGTTGCAGTATCGAATTTACAAGAAACTGTTACTGATCTATCCAATTTTGAAACCACAACAGAAGGAACAGTGTGGTGGACTGTATCTGGTACATGGGGACAAACATCGGTTAATGGAAGTACTCAATATTGGATAAAAATAGATAGTAATTCAACTGGTACAACTGTTGATACACAGCCACTGATAACATATATTAGGCGGAACACTGTACCATCTCCAACACCAACGCCAACAATTAGTATAACACCAACTATTAGTGTAACACCAACTATTAGTGTAACACCAAGTATTACTCCGTCTATTACTCCAAGTATAACACCTACTATTAGTGTAACTCCGTCAGTCACCCCATCTATTACTCCTAGTGTTACACCGTCTATTACGCCAACTATTAGTGTTACCCCAAGTGTTACTCCATCTATTACACCGAGTATTACAGCATCTATTACACCAAGTATTACTCCGACAATTAGTGTAACACCAAGTATTACTCCAACGCGAACGCCAACTATTAGTGTTACCCCAAGTGTGACACCATCTATCACTCCATCCATTACTCCAACGATTAGTGTGACTCCATCTGTAACTCCAAGTGTAACACCATCCATTACCCCAACGATTAGTGTGACTCCATCTGTAACTCCAAGCAGAACACCATCGGTTACGCCAACAATCAGTATTACTCCAAGTGTGACACCATCTATCACCCCAACTATTAGTATTACTCCAAGTGTGACACCATCGATTACTGCAACAATTACTCCAACAATTAGTGTAACTCCATCGGTTACACCATCTATTACTCCAACAATTAGTGTAACACCATCGGTTACGCCATCCATTACCCCAACAACCAGTGTAACACCAAGTGTTACACCAAGTATTACAGCATCAGTTACACCAACCATCAGTATTACGCCAAGTGTAACACCATCAATTACACCAACGATTAGTATAACACCAAGTGTTACACCAAGTATAACACCAACGCGAACCCCAACGATTAGTATCACGCCAAGTGTGACACCGAGTATCACTCCAACAATTACACCAACGATTAGTACAACACCAAGTGTAACACCAACACGAACACCAACTATCAGTATCACGCCAAGTGTGACACCATCTATCACCCCAACAATCACGCCGACCATTAGTGTGACACCGAGTATCACGCCAACAATCACACCAACCATTAGTATCACGCCAAGTGTTACTCCAACGAGAACACCAACCATTAGTATCACGCCAAGTGTGACACCATCTATCACACCAACGATCACACCAACTATCAGTGTAACGCCATCAGTTACTCCAAGTATTACACCAAGTATTAGTCTTGCGGTGAGTCTTACTCCAACCATTACTCCAACCATCAGTATTACGCCAAGTGTAACACCAACGCGAACTCCAACGATTAGTATAACACCAAGTGTTACGCCAAGTATCACACCAACCATTACTCCAACCATCAGTAT